AATTTAATGCAAGTAAGTTTTTAGATAATATTATTAATTTAAAAACTTCTATTCCCCCCACTAAAGAAGAACTTAAGTTCTACACAACAGGTAAGTCACAATCTCCTGCCCCAATGCTTCGTCCTGAAAAAGAAATGAAAGTTGCTATAGCAGCTAACAAGGCTAAAGCAGACTTATCTATTCAAACTTTACTAGACAAAATATCTTATGGAGAAGGTGCAACCCCAGAAGGATTAAAGAACCAAAGTGTAAATAAAGAAATTATTAGTCCTTATGATATGGTGTATGGATATAAACAATACCTAACTCCTTCCACGTCAGTTAGTAAGATGACACTAAAAGAATTATTTACATTTCAAAAAAAGTTAATACGTAAAACAAGAGGCAAAATATCTGGCAAAGCGAGTGAAAACGAAGGCAGTTCTGCTGTAGGAAAATATCAAATACTACGAGACACCCTTTTTGGAAAGAATGGCACTGCAGAAAAACCTGGCGTTGATTCGTGGGCTGACAAATTAAATTTAGAAGCTGATGATACATTTAGTCCTGCAGTACAAGAAAAAATTGCTAGGCTTGCCTTAAAAGAATCTGGTTATAATAATTATTTAAATGGCAAAAAATCAAAAGCTAACTTTTTAAAAGGCATTGCTATAAGATGGGCATCTGTGGCGGATCTATCTGGCACTAATCCCTCTGGGCAAAGTACAGCTACATCCGCCCAAAGCCTAATGCCTTTAATTAACAATGTAAAAAATAATGGGCAGACCATAAATGTTAACGACTTAATGATAAGAAAGTAATATAATAATGACATATAGTTATGGTGGTTGGCAAAACGAATTTGATGGGCTAACTTTAGAAAATGATTTTAGTGGATCTGCTCCTCCTGATTTCAATACAAATGAAGAAGTAGAAGGTATTCGTCCAACTAAAAGACCTGAACAAAAAGTGTTTCGCCCCACTAAAAGACCAGCAGGACTAGGAGCAAAGGCAGATGATACGTCTGATGATAATGAGCCTGAAAACGATAAAAGCATTTACAGTGTAGTTAAAAACATTATGAATGACACCGACCCTTTAAAAGCACCTACAGCTACTAATATGATTACAGAAAGAAACACTAACTTATATATAGCACAAAAAGGCAAGAGACAAAAAGAAACACTGTCGTATTTAGATAAGTTAACACTTATGGGGGCAGAAACAACAAACCCTTACGGGCTAGATAATGAAGTAGTACCACAGGGTTTAGATCCACAAGTTCCTGAAACCTTTTCTCAATTATCTTATTTTGAAAGTTTAATTGCTGACGAAGAAGCTAAAGGTATATTTGACAAAGACATAGATTTGTTAAGCGAGCTGTATCAAAAAAGAAATAATGCTCGTTTTAATAAAAGATTTCAAGATGAGCCTGAAAGGGGTACATTTGGATCTGATTTTAAATATAGTCTTGCTACAAAAAGAAAGTATGACAACACTACCGTGGGTAAGTACAACTCTACACTTACAGACGGTGTAGATGCTTTACTAGGAACCGACAGTTTTATGGCGTACCCACCAACAAACACTTGGGTTAATGATTATGGATATGGCAGGTCAACAAAAATTCCTTTTGGGTTAGATACATCTACTCGCATAAAATTGGGAGACCTTCCTCCTTTATCCGACGACCTTGATCCTATAACAGGTAAGTACGTTGGTGGCAAAACCACAATTGATTCTGCAGGTTACGTTGTTGAAACTTCTCTTCCTGTTTTTTTAGACAATGAAGGTTACGTGGTTTGGAGTAAAAAAGAAGGCATAGTTGCAGACAGAACTAAAAAACTAGTAGCAGACATAGCCGTTGATTATCTTGGTCAGCATACTGTTGATTTTCTTTTTACTCTTGGTAACCTATTTAACAAAACAGTACATAGCAAAAAAGATTATGAAGAGCTAAAAGATGAAATGAACCCCGAAATAGATATGGACCAACTTTTTAATCAAATGATAGTAAATAGAGCTTTTTCACACAACACAGACAGATATGGTAACGAAATAATGATACCAAATCCGTACTTACAGGGGTTATATTAAATGGGGTTTCCTCTCGAACTAATAACAATGTTAGGCTCTACCGTGCTAGGTGGGGTTATGACTATCTGGGGTCAATCTATAAAGGCCAAAGCAGAACAAAACAAGATGCTACTACAACGTGCTGAGTTTAGAGCAGGTGCAGTAAAAGATGCCAGAGAATACGGTAGAAAAGATACGCACTTTGCTTGGACAAGAAGGCTTATTGCATTAGGTGCGGTTGGAGCCATTATAGTACTTCCCAAAGTTGCGGCAGTATGGTATCCTGAAATAGGCGTAGTTGTAGGGTATACAGAAGTACAAGGAGGCTTCCTTAACTTTTTGTTTGGTCCCAATGAAGCAATCGTATGGAAAGCCGCAAGAGGTTTTGTAATCACGCCACTAGACACGCATATAGTTTCAGCCATCGTAGGTCTCTACTTTGGTGCAGGTTTCACTAAATAAGGTAAAATAAAATGGTAGAACTAATACAAGGCCCAATTGCAGGACAGTCTCTGACTGACTTACCTAAAAATTCTCCTTGGGAAAACCCTTCAGAAATATCTGAAGTTGGAGATGTAGTTAAGCACTATGTAGAGAGACTAGCAAATGATGATGTTATGGATGATCTTACAGTAGTCTTTAAATTAGGAGGCGACTTAAAAATTGTAACAGAAACTATTATGATGACAGGGGCTATGAACGGGGTACATACTGTTGACGCAGGTATGTTAGCAGGTCCTATAGTTGCTAGATTTATTAAAATAGCAATGGAAGGTTACGGTATTGAAACTCCTGAAACAAGCGTATCATTAGAAGAAAAATCAGAAGCTAGAGAGTATGCTAGGGTTTTAAAACTGGTTGAACAGGCAAGAGAACAAGCAGCTAACAATGAAGATGACGAAGGAGAGGCATTACTTGCTGATATGAGTAGTGCTATAGAATCTATGCCTGAAACCACAGAGGAAGAAGAGATGCCAATGGAAGCAGTAGAGACAGCAGATATGCCAATGGAGCCAACAGATAACAACACGGGTGAAGGTATTATGTCAAGAGGAGTTTCATAATGAGTTGGGAAGCAGGCGTACAGAAATTTTTAGAACAAACCGCATTATATATAAATGAAGATAAAAGCAACGCCTCTTTGTATAGAGATAAATTACAGGAAAAAGCTGAAAAAGGTAAAACGATTGCAATTAAACGAGATTTAGCTGCAAAAAATATACTACAATTAACTAGTAAAGCAGAAGGATTAGGGGCTACTCCAGGAATGATAGCGTCTGCTCTTAGCTCTGGTGCGAAGGGAATATTAGACCTTACCGAAAAAATGCAGAGCATAAAGAATGAGTTTACTTCAGAGGGTTTTGAATGGAATCAAGAGGCTAAAGATCAAGCCGCACTTAAAGTAGAGCTACCTGAGTTGTATAAAGATTTTGAAAGACCTGCTAGTGGCTGGCAAAGTTTAGTAGACAAGTACTATAAAAAAGGTGCTGGAACAGTAGGAGATTACCAAGCTGAAAATCAAAGCTGGTTTGGAAAAGCTCTGGGGCGAAATGCTAAAGATTATATTAGGCAAGAACTAGATGCCGAAACAAAGTATGCAGGAATAAGTACGTACGATTTAAGCCAACTTGATGGAACTCCAGCATATGATATTGGGGAAGATACTGCAGGGTATGTGTCTTGGGGAGATTTAAATCTGTTTGGTGAAACGGCTTTTAGAAACTTAAATACTATGAATAACCAGAGCCTAACAACCTTAAATAAAGATGTGGAGTTTCAGAAATTAAAGGATCATCTTGATAATCCAAAAACAAGTCCGTACTTCGAGACACTTAGTAGGGAAAGGGAAGCCAACGCAACAAAATTTCCTAAAAATAGACTATATAAACAAGATAATCTTTTTTTAAATCGTGCTACAGTAAAGACTAAAGAGTTTTATCAAAACGAAATAAACAATAAGGTAGCAAATGAATTAAGACCTAATCTTCTTGCTACATTACAAAAATACGGTGCTGTAAAAACATTTGGGAATAATCCAGCTTTAGTAACCGCTATTAATGCAAAAACATATCCTGGTTTTGTTGAAAGTGTAGTAGCTGAAGCAGGGTTTGAGAATGTTTTTTCTACAAGTTCCAGTACACCTAGACAAGATAGGCCAGGCGAGGAAGTTAAGTTTGATTTAGAAACAGTATTAGGTTTTCAGTCATTAAACTTTTCTATTGTTAGTGGGGATGATCTAACCCGTGGAGTAGTAGATAATGTTTTTGCTTCTTTTAACGATTTAGAAGATGCCCAAAAGGACCAACTTGAAATTAAAGCAGAAATAGATGGGAATGGACACCATATGTTTTCTATAAAAAGTGCGGTTGAAGGTACACCAGACGTTTTTGTAGAGTTTGATCCCCAAACTAAAGATGTTATTGATCTTTTTCTTGTAAAATCTGATGGTTTTTTTCACGATGTACCAGAAAATAAATGGGAAGCGTTTTTAAAAGAACAACCTGTATTAAGAATATTAGGTTTAGCTGAAACAGATGGTACGGAAGTCATAAAACCAGTTGTAGTTCCAGACGTAGTTCCTATTGCTTCTACTTTTGCTACAGATGATATAAACGCAGCTATAGCCGTATTAGGTTCAAACTTAGATATTTATAAAAATGCTGATGGTAAATTTGACGTTGCAAAGATAGCAACTAAAATTAGGGGCTGGACTAGCGGTAGTTCAAGTTCGCAAGCATTAAAAGATGCATTAGGCACACCTGTAGGATATGGTAAACGACCTAATATGCAGGCTTTTGTTAATAGCATTATTGAATCTTTAGGTGGTACTGTTGATGTGTCCTCTAATGACACCGATGGAGAAGTAAAGTTAGCGTCATCCGAAGTGTCCGAAGGTATATTAGAAAAGTTAAAAAATAGTCTTAGCTTAAAAGCTGCAGCAAGTACTAACCCAGAGTTACAAAAAGAGTTAGCCAACGCAGGAGTAAATTTTGATACTTCTATGGAAGAGGGTGCTGTTACTGCAGCAAACAATACTTTTAAGGCAGACAGTGCAGTAGTAGAAAATAGTACCGAAAAAGCCTTTGGTGGTTCTAATACAGCAGACAATCCTTTTATTACTAATGCAACCAGAGAAAGAATGGCAAAAGAAGCATTAGTAACGGACGCTATAATTAGTTCGGCTCACTCAGAAACTGTAATTAATTTAGATGAATCTATTTCAGAAGTATCTGATTTAACAGGGGGTGAAGAGACAACAACACAAGTAGATCTTAGCGAAGATGATATTGAAGCAATACTAGGAATACAAAACAACGTAATAGAAAAACAAGTTAGCCTAGGCAATTTAGATGTTACAGAACCTGCAGTTAAGGCACTTGTTACTGATGCTTTCGACAAAAAGGTAGTTTTATCTAAATTGACGTTAGAGAAGTTTAATTTGTATGATGCTATATCAAGTATAATTTCAGGAGAAACTGACAAAACAGAAGAAAATGCATTTGGTGGCTCTAGTGCCGCAGACAATCCTTACATTACGGATGCAACCAGAGCAAGAATGGCAAGAGAAGCACTTGCAACAGAGGTTACACCAACAATTGATGATGACCTTAGAAGAGACATGGCTAGAGAACCTGCAGAACTAGCTAACCTACTAGCTGCAGTTAAAGCAGGGGACTTAGAGGAAGCTAATTTACTAGCTCAACAAATTGAAGAATCTCGTAATGTTCAAACTGATTTTACTGCTCCTGAACTTAAAAAAGTTACCGAAAAAGTTGACCAACAAGGTGCAGTAAGTATGGACATCTCTTCTCCTACTTTTGATGAGAACAAACCTGGTTTGATGTCACCGCCTTCTGTTAAAACATCTGAAGAAGACTTACCAAGTTTTTCTTCTCCTAGGGGTTTAGCTAGTAGAGACATAAATGTGGATACTGATCTTAGGGGCGCAAGCGCAGAACCTGACGCATATGAAGATCCAGAAATTTCTATAATTGTTGACGCTGTACAAGAGGCGGTAAAACCTAAAAGTACATTAGGAAGAGTTAAGCCTAATAAGTTAAAGGTCACAAACTCGCAACTTCGTAATGCTATTGTAAAAGCACTAGGCGGCAATAATGAGCTACCTAAAGATCGAAAAGAACAAAAAGCATTAATAGATTCAATTGCTAAAGTATATATTAGTAGACGTATAGAAGAGGTTTCTGAATAATGGCTGAAACAGAATTCAATATTAATGATTATCTAAATGAAGAAGATAAAGTAACACCTCCTGTAGATACAGTTGTTGATGGGGCAAGTAAAAAACAAACCTCTGAATTTAATATTAATGAGTTTTTAAATAAAGAAGATAGAACCTCTAATAATACTAATGTAGAAACAACAGCAAAGGTAGAAAGAGTAAACCCTTATACATCTACTTCAGCCCGACAAAAACTTACAACCGCCATAGATTACGGTGGTACATTAGATAAAAAAGATTTGGCGGAAGGGAATAACGCAACTAAAATACGTGCTTATATGAGCGCACGGCACGGAAGCAAGTATTCTTTAAGTAGAGCGACACCCCTTACCGATAAAAAAGTAGTAGCTGACTTTGTTCAACATATGCGATACTTTACTGCTAATGTTCAGTCTACTGCAGGTGAATCGTATTGGGCATTTAATACGGCAACAGAAGAACAGAAACAAATGGCTGGAGAAGCGTATGAGCTATACGATCAACTAGGTAATGTTTTTACTACAGGTACTCCAGGAGAAAGAATAACAGGGGTTAAAGATTATATCTTTGCCTCCGCAACCGATGTAACTAACTATTTAGGTGTTGCCACTGGTGGTGCGTCTAAATTAATTACGTTAGGCGTAAATCAATCAGCAAAGACTGCCGTAAAAAGAGCTATGATACAGGCAGGTAAAGATGCCTTATTAAAAAATAAATCTAAAAAACTAGTAGCAAAAGCAATGAATGATGCAAAAATTAAAACAGCATCTACTCTCACTAAACAATTTGCTAAATCTAAACCTGGTAAAGAGCTAGTAGAGGAAGCAGGTAAAAATGCCGCTAAATTTGAAGCTAATAAGATTAAGTATACAGCAGCAAATCAGTATAAAAAATCTATTCTAACTAGTGCGGCACGAAGATCTTTACTGGCTACGGGCGCACTTGATGGTGTGGTAGCGGTAGGGCAAGATGCAACGTATCAATCCACTATGATGGAAGCTGGAAGCCAGACAGACTACAACGAATTTCAGACAGCCGCTAGTTTTTTATTAGGCATTGTTGCTGCTGGAGGACAATATACTTTTCAAAAAGCAGGAAGAAGTGTTGCTAGTAAAACAGATATAAAATTAAAAACTAAAATTAGAAAAAGTTCTCGCTTACTTAATACGCCTCTGCTTTCCCTAAACTGGAAAAACGCTAAATCTGCTGATGAAGCAGTAGATAAACAAATGAATGAGTCTATTGATGCGTGGGCAAAGAAATGGAAATCTTGGGAAACTAAAACAGAACTTAAAGGTAAAACTAGAACTGATCTACACATAGATTTACTTAAAGAGATCGTGCTTGGGGGAGATAAAAAGGGAGGGCTAGTTGAACTTTATAGGCGCAATACAGGAGGAACACGGATTGCAGCAGATGTAAAATTTGTTGACTTGATGTCTTTAATGACACAGTACCTTAGTAACGCCAATGTAAGGAAAATAGCAAAGAAGATAAAAGAAGTAGACCCACATATTGATTTACAAGACCTTACCAATGCAAAACAATTAAAAACAACAATAGGCGACATACTATCTGAAGATGCAAGTCTGTCAGGTAAAATTCTTAATGTGCATAGCCAAGGAAGAAAGGCGTTAGATACTGCCTTAACCACAGCAGAAATGGCTATGGACGCACAAGTACGTAGCCTAGATCCTGACGCTGTGTTAGACTTTGTACCAAGAACCCCATATAAAAAAGGGCAAAGGGTTATAGTAAAAAATGAAATTTATACTGCCACAAAAGACCATACAGCAGGTACGAGTATAGACTTTAAAAACTTTGAGATTATTAGAACCCCAAAAAAGCTGGAGTATGGTGTAAACCTTTGGCGTAGACTATTGGTGTCTTTACCTCAAACAACAGCATTAAACTTAAAAGGCTTCTCAGCAATTTATACAGGTAATGGTGTAGCAGAGATATTAGCTGCCACCCAATATAGTGTAGCTGCAATGTTGACAACAGGAGCGCAACGACAAGAAATGTTGCGTATGAGAAACATATACTTTCAAACACAACAAAAGAAGTTTCAAAGTTTCTTAAATCCCTACGACACATTTGACACTTTTGAAGCTGTATTAGAAAATAATAAAGATGCACGTAAAGTGTTAACTGAGTCCTACTATATGGGGGTTGAAAAGTCAGGCTCTCGTTTTGGAATGGACCCTGAAAATAAAGTGTTTAAAGGTGCAGAAAAGGTTGCAGATACTGCAAGTGCCATCTCAGGAGTAAAATTACAAGATTTATACACAAAGTCTCAATTCTTTATACCTGAACTCGATAAGTTTCTTAAAATGAAACATAATAAAAGTTTAGATGATGTAATAGACTCAGGAGAATATTCTTTAATTGATGGTGAATCCCTTGCATTTGCTATTGAGGGTACACAGAAGTCCGTGTTTGCTTTTGATTATACAACTGATAAAAACAAAACAGGATTAAGATTGTTCGCTAAAACAATTGAAAATGCATCAAAAGCACCAGGTTTTAATTTTATTATGCCTTTCGGTAGGTTCTTCAATAACGTAATTGCTACGGCTCATCAATGGGGTCCTTCTGGGCTAATACAGAGTGGTGCTGTTGAAGCAGTACGAAAAGCAAAAAAAGTTACAGGCGGAAAAGTAGCCCCTCGTTCCGTCCTAGAAATGGCAAGCGCACAATCTGACTTTAATAAGGCATTGGTTGGAACAGGTGCAATTATAGGTGCTACACAATATCAATTCTCTAAATCAGAAGAGCTAGGTACGTTTGAAGTAGAAGGACCTGGTGGAACAATTATAGACCACGAAAATAACTACCCTTTTTCTTTATTGCTCGCTACAGGAGAATTTATTAAAAGTAGAATTGTTAATTCCCCTGACTACGACAAAGAGAACAACGAGTGGACTTTTAAAAATGTAACAGCAAAAATGAAAGATTTAAAAATTGGAGGGCATACTCCAGAGGCTAGAGCAAACGTAGTTAAGCAACTAGGTATTGGACAGAGTATCACCAATAGTCAATTTGGGAATGATTTAAACGCAATGATTGACGGTCTGTTGGGCGGCAGACTAACAGGAAACGGAAAAGATAAAACAGATCAATTTATTAAAACAGGTGCTTTATTATTAGCTGGGGCAACTAGACCTTTCGGTATGGTCAATGACTTAACTGGAATGATAATGGGTTATGATACAGCTAAAGACCCTAGACAAACTAGAGGAAAAGGTGAAGTTCTTACCGAAAGCTCTACACGCTACGTAGGCCACATACTTCGTGCTATGAATGAAAAACTAGGATCAGTATTATATGGAGAAGATAAAGCTAAAATTATAACTGAAGCTATTACATCTAAAGATCTTGTTACTGCTCGAAGATCAGGACGTATTGCATCTTCAGGTAATCCTTTTGCAAAAGTTTTAGGGGTAAAGTACAAAGAAGGCAAAACTAACACGGAAGCATTAATGGCTGTTTTAGGGCAGCAAGAGTGGCAGCTAGATGCCAGAACTAATCAACCAGGATTAGATGCAACATATAATAAATTTATGCAACCTATTTTAGACAAACAAGCAGCAGTACTTTTAAGTAGTAAGAAATATATGAGGGGTTCAGAAGGAGAGAAGAGAAGGATTTTTGAATATTTACTAAAAGATATGCGTAAAGAAGTCAGACAACAAATTGAAATACTTGGCTCTGTTAATGATGATGCTTTTAGAGGAAAAGCAATTAGAGAATTTGAGGGCAAGTATACTCCATCTATAAAACGAGAAGCGTATCAATATATGAAAGACGCAGGTTATGAAATAGAACTTAGGGATATGTCCACTGAAGAAGTTATGCAATTACTAAAGTTTGCTAACTTAATTGATTTTGACATTGAAAGGGTATCAGAGGGCTATTTAGCTACAAGATCAATAAAGTAAACTACTTTATGCCCCATAACTCAACGCTTCTTTGTGTCCACAACTCAGCCTCTACTAAATGTAATAGGGCATTATCTAGATCAGAAGTGCTGTGAAGATTATCTTTTAACGAGTTACGTAAAGATTTAATAAGGATATTAAAGTCTCGTTTAAAGATATTTCTTTTCTTGTTTATGTGTGCATTGGCTTCTTGTTCTAATTTCATTACTCTGCTTTTTCTTTGCTCGTTGATAAGTATTTAATTGCCCTCTTTAAAGCAACTATACTATCTTGAAGTTGACCCAATCCCATATTACATCTTTGGCATAAATACCCTCTAAATTCTTTACTATCCCAGCAATGATCTAGTACCCAAACCTTTTCAGCGAAAAGTAAATGTTCTAAATCTTTTTTACTTTTACAACATATAGGGCATTTATAGTTTTCATCTGGATAAGGGTTACTTATTTTTAAAAAACTTCGTAACTCTCTAACTTCTCTCAAACATTCAAGGCACTCTGGTCTTACGTAAGTGTTAGATGACGCAAAACTATTAATGTTCTTTACTACATTACAGACACGGCATTTTTTCGTGTTCCCTGGCTCTATACTGTGCCTTCCTTTAAAAAGACTTAGCTGCATTACGTAAGATCCACAATCTCACACACATCTCCACTACACGCTAGGGTCTGCATCCCTACAGTATTGTCTTCCTGTTCATAAGAAGATAACTTTTCCCAGTCTATTTTACTAGGGAAGTCTTTTAGTAACGCTTTGTAGTCATCCTTCGCACACTCCTGATAAGGTGCTTGTTGGTAGGTATGATCTGAATGGGGCAGAAAAGACACACCACTCATCTCATCAAAATACTTATATACAAATGCTCCTACTTCCATCCATTCATCAGGTAGAACTGTAATGGTTACAGAAGGTTTGTGTTCACACCAGTGGCGTTGATAGGTTAACCACATCTCTAGTTGATCTATAGCTGTCATATCATTTCGAGTTACAGCATTTTTAGGTGACGCAACAGGAAACGTAAACACAGTGGTAGTATCTGGTTTCATTACGCATAGCTCTGAAGGTATATTCTGGTCCTTCATAAACTGTGTAATAGGATCTTTATTGTCTCCTCGAACAGTTCTATAATAATATTGGCTGTGTCTAGCGTGTATGCCTGATGCACTATCTACAAGTTGTGATACAGTTCCGCTTGGCTTGACGCACGTAATAGCAGTAGATTGTTGTACCCCTAGTCTTACTGCCCACTCTTTGTTAGTATCAACAGCAACGTGACGGAGATGATCTAGCGTCTGAGCCAGTCCTTTGTTTTTAGCTGTAAGCAATGGGTTGTCCATTATACCTGTAAGGGACACGCCTAATAGTCTTTCTTCTTCTGTGTTGTTCTGCCAGACTTTACGCAAGTATGGAAACTTAGTTAGGCTGGATTGTATTGTACCTATTATTGTAGCTAACTTAACTTTGTTAGATAAACTCTTTATATCGTCTGTGGCTCGTACTACTACTTCACTTAAATTGCAAAATTGGTATGGGCGTAATATGATCTCGCTGCACGGGTTAGTTCCAAACTCCCACTCAGTGTCTCGTCTATCATTCTTAGCTGCTTGTTTCTTACTGGCTTGCCTGTTGAAGATGCCACGCTCACCTGATTTAGACTCTACTAATGCAGTCCATTCACGTAAGAATGTTTCCATATCGGGCTTCTCTGTGTAACTAACTGAGTTGTTAGCTAAAGCTCGATGTCCTGCAGTCTCCCACCAGTTACCTGACTTGGCGTGTCTCATACGGTCATCTGATAAGTTTGATAATGAGATCATAGCACTGCGTCTAACACCACCACTGACTACAATTTCTCCTACCTTACACATAATATCGTGGCACTCTAAGCTAGACAGCCTGCGGTTCTGTGCGTTTTTGAATGTAGCAATACAAAAGTTAAACAGGTCTATCAAAGGTGCTGGGCCAGAAGCTCTGCCACCAAACGTCCTGAGCTTTGCGCCAGCAGGACGAACTAAAGATACATCCCACCTAGGGATCTCTCCTGCCCAGAGTAATGCTAAGACTTGTCTAAATGCTTTAGCCCAACCTTCTTTGCTATCTTTAACTATAATAGTTGTATCACTATCAAACATCGTTGGTACTTCAGGTAGTTTAGATATGTACTGCCGCTCAACACTAAACCCTACACCAGTACCACACAAAAGTATAAACATAGCTTCATCAAAACTCTTTGGATCATCTACAGGTAGGTAGCTACAGTTATATCCTGCTGTGTTATCTCTGTCCAATGCAGGGCCAGCAGTCATCATTGCTCTCATAGATGGCATTACTTGCAGCGATATGATAGCGTCATACAATTCTTTTTTAGTGTTTGTTTCTATGGCATTGGCTGTACATATTTGATCTACATACCTAGTTACTGTTTCGTCCCAGCTTTCTCTTCGCCCCTCAGTGTCTAACCATCTAGCATACCGTGATTTGTGAATGAATGATTGATAGTCCGTTGGTAAATAGTTATTAGACATTGTTGTTTTCCCTTATAATCTGCCAAAAAATTCTGTTGCTGTTTTGTTTTTTAAATCAAATAGATACCACGCACAGTTATCTTTTCCTGTGTTTTTACTATCTTCAATCCATTTCACTCTTCCTACACTGACAATCTTTTTACAATATTTTAAATATGGTATAGCCTGTCTAGTGTGCATCCAATCTGCATCAAAAAGTAACCAGGTCTTTCCTGATGCTATAAAATTTTCTATTAAAGGATGTAAAATATCTCTGTTCCAAGGTGGGTTAGTAATACAATATGTGTTGCTTTTATATGCGTCCCACTTAGTCGTCAAAGCATCTTCCTTACTAATGCCTTTATCTAACTGTGGCTCAATGTCTGTAGCTTTTATACAAACTCCATTTGTTAGAGTTTTAAGATGTTCTATTAACCTACCATCTCCTGCACAAGGTTCAATATAATCAAAGGCTATTGGCAGGTGCGGAACTAATGGTACTAACGCAGAAATTGGAGTAGGGTAGAAGTCTCTTTCAATTCTTTCAAAGTTAGATCTTTTACCCATTAACTACCACCGCTCTTTAACTTTTATTTTTTCTACTTTTACATCATCAATATCGTGTATTGCATTTGCTATAAATTCTGCCACTTCTCTTGGGTGTTCCTCTTCAACTAAAGATAAGATATTTCCTTCTTCATCTACCTTCAAAGTAAAGGACACGTAAAAAGATTTATAGCTCATCCTTTCTCCGCCATACGTTCCTTATAGGTATGTAGTCTTTCCATATACCAAGCAGCTTTATTTAAATCTTCATCACCATTCTTATACCCCTCACGCCAAGTATATTTAATAATATTACCTTTACAGTATCCTCTAAATTCTTCTGGGGAAAGTGCCGCTTCAATAGCTTCAATACACTCTATGCCAGCGTGATTATAATGAGGGGGTTGATTTACCATATCTTCAGTCACGCGCTACCTTTCGTCTTTGTTGTAGGGCCAAATTTTATGACGTTACCGCCTTGAGTTGTTACTTCTACTTCTGCTAAACCGTTAGCTTCTTCTTGTGCATCATCTTCAAACATCTTAATCATTAGATCTCTACGCTCTTCTACAATATCCATAATATCTGGGTATTCGTGTGCAACATCTAAAAAAGCACTCAGAAAAGTAGCACACTTAATTAAGTCACTAAGGATTTCTTTATCGACATTGCTTTCTGGACCCATTGCTAATCCTGTTGATATTAAACCACTCCAAGCCCCATCTTTATCAAAACTTATGGGACGAAGTATAAGAGCAACTTCATCGTCGGCTAGTGTGTAGCCCATTATATATCCTTTCTTTTTGTTTTTAACTTTATCACAGTAGATGATGTACACCTACCTTTTTCTGTTAGCCAGTCCATAGGTATAACTCTATGCGCCCACTTGAAGTTATTCTTCTCACACCACCCTGAGTAGCGTGTCTTAGAACCTTTATATAGTTTAGCCTGGGCATTGGAAAATACAAAGCGTATATCTAGTTCAGGATGTTGTTTCTGAATAGCTAAATGCTTGCGCCTATCTTCATTATCAAACAATCCTTTAGCTTCACATATGATGCCGTTGTCTAACTGGAAGTCAGGTGTGTAGGTACGATACCGAAGATCCTCCCATTGGACCTTCAGTAGTTCGTAACGTACTTCTTTTTGGTGATGTGTTAGGTAATCAGCAAGTGTTTCTTCTAAACCACTTCTGTAGCGTCGAGAATTGTGCCTACGTTTACTATTATTCTTTTTTACCATCTGATAGGAGAGCCTTTAATTCATCAATTTTAACTCTACCTATTGCGTTCACACATTGTAACATATGATTG